GTAAGTTTCGTTACATATTTAACACCTGAAGTGTCTGATATTGTTTGTGTTGTTACTGTGTCAGCCATTAGTTTGTATATCCTGATTCTTTTTGTGCCTCTATTACTACATTATAACTTGTAACATTAGAGTCGCTTGTTAGTAAAATATCACCTATTACATCTTTAATTCTATCTTCAGTAGGTTTAAGTCCGTAGTTTCCACGACCTTCTAACTCTACTTTCTTTTCTTTATCGTTCTTAAAAAATACTGTACACTTACCAGTGCCTAATATTTCATAATGTATATCAGCGATTGCAACCTTTGGTTCACTTGAAGCATTGTTAGACGCTTCAACATCTACTAAAGTCTGATCAGTTTCATTTCCAATACCATTTGCCTTAACTATAATATTAAAATTGTTGTCTGTTAGTTTAGTAGTCGCAATCATAAATTCTTATTGAGCATCATAGTAAGATTTTGATAACTCACCACTCTCTTGTGTTCCACCTGCTTTTCTTGTTCTAATATAAGTCTTTACTACAGCACTAGTTCCTGGTTTAGTGTATGTTCTTATACCACCAGATATAACTGAGTTAGCACCAGCAGCAGAATCTTTATATGTATGAGTTGCCGTAGCACTATTTTCATATTGCCATATACTGTTAGAGTTTGGAACTGTTACCCACGCCATTGTTATTCTCCCAATTTTTCAATTACTTCTTCGTCAAAGTAATCTTCTAGTTGTTTTACTTCTATCTTATGTGTAGCAGCAACTTCTTTAATTGCGCTTTCAAATCTTTCTACAATATTGCCCTTAGCTTCTTTATAGAAACTAAAGACATCTTTTACTGCGTCTTTCATAATAGGCGAAAGACTATTGTAAGTTTTTGAATCTACTAAAAGATTCTCTTTAACTATTTGACTGACCTGCATCGACATCAACTCCAACCATGGTATTTGCTGTACCATCTTGTGTTAAGTCAAGTTCAGCTTGACCATCTTTAACATCATTCATAGTTTGCACTTGTCCATCTCTTGTAAAGGTTCCTATATCAGCTACTTCTGGTTTAGGGTCACTATGTGCTTCTACTTCAGGTATTGGAGTATTTACGTTATTAAACATATTACTCGCCATATCTTTTCTGTGATTATCTAACGTTGATCCAACTTTAACTCTTAAAGCATCTTTAAATGCTTCACCAGCATTAGCGTTGTCGCCTGCCGCAAGTTTATCAACGAAACTTTTTACTTCTTCACTCATTGTTATTTCTCCTCATTTTGTATTTGAGCCATGGGATTTTGAATAATACCATCATCAATTTCTTTTTTGATTTGTTTATCCATCTCTTCCATTTCTCTATTGCTTTGTTTTAGAACAGTTTTTCTTATGTATTGTACAGAATAAAACTTACCAACGTAATCTCTCATCTCATTTGCCAACGCTAGTCTTTCTCTTGCAAGTTCAGCGTTTTTAAGTTCAGCAAAGTGTCCATCTTGTATGAAGTCATACTGTATACAATCTTTGACTACGTGCCAGTCTTGTTCGCTAATAATACCTTTTAACACTAACTGTGTTCTCATAATATCATTAAACAATTCTGTAAACTTCTTTCTTAACCTTTGAACAAATTTAGTAAATTTTAATTCATCTCTAGTAATTTCTGAGGCTCGCCCCATGTTAAATCCTTGAGAAGCTTCTAATCTACCAACAGGAACATTTAGAGAACGATATAGTTTCGCTCTAAAATATTCAACATCAGTCATCTCACCTAGGTTTTGTCCACCAGGTAAAGTTGTTATGTCAGTGCCTCTTCCACCTTCTCTACTTGGTAACCAAAAGTCTTCAAGCATTGACATGTAATTTCGATCATCTCTGATCTCACCTGTGTTGGCGTCATATACTAATTTATTTCTGTATCTCGCCATTACGTCTCTTAAATATTGTTCGGCTTTTACTTTAGGTAAATTACCAACGTCTATTTTAAAGATACGTCTTTCAGGTGCTCTTGCTATTCTATAAATGACCACTGCGTCTTCAATCATACGCAATTGGTTTGTAGGTTTAATTGCTTTGTGTAAGTATGATAAGACCATGTTCTTGTTTTGATCTATTTGACCAGACGCACAGAATGCAACTGTATCAGGCGCTATCTTAATACCACCAGTACCGGTAGTTCCTGATATACCTCTATCATTGTATAAAAAGTATTCAATATATTCATCAATAACAGCCATACTATTCATAGCAGATGGACTAGGAACATCAGGTCTTTTCTTTCTGACTTCTCTAATCTTTTTAATTTTTCTAGGATCAATATATTTTAATTCAACGATACCCGCTTTAGGGTTATCTCTATCAATAATTTTTTGATAGTATACACGACCATCAACGTACCATCTTCTAAAGATGTCGTGGCCTTTTGTATTGAAGTTCATTAATCTTAAAACTTCTTGGAATTCGTCTTCTATTTTTCTTTGGATATCTCTCCCGTAAGGTAGATCATTAAAGATAACTCTCACGGCGTCTTTCAATTCATTCGCAACAATTGCTTCATTAACGATATCTTCAATCGCCATATCACACTCTGGGTGTTGGGCGATCTCTCTATATCTACGAATTAAGTCCTGCTCTGTTTTCGCAGTCCCTTCCATGTCCAAATAAGAACCAAAGTGACCTCCTGCTGCTACGGTTTGTGTTCCGTCATCAGCCTGTGAAGTTGTAAAACTTTGTTTTGGGTCTGCTTTCTTTGTTAGCTTTGTAATACTAAAGCCAAATAGTTCTGCCATAATCTAATATCTCCTTTTCATTATATACTTATAAGGGCGCTTAGAGCGCCCCTATATTTCAATTTATTAAGTTGTGGTATTGCTTTCAAAATACTGATATGAAAAAGTCACATCAAAAGTTTCAATAGCATCAGTAGTTTCGTAGTCTAATGGAATCCCACCAACTGAAGTAGGGAAAGCCCCTCTCAGTGTATAAGATTTTATAGTATTACCGTTTCTATCTAAATGATCTAGGAACGCATCAACCTGATAGTCAACTGGGTTAGTTAAACCTTCGTTGTCAGTCATGTTATTGATACCGTTCTGCCATCTTTCAAAAGCATTCTTTACTTTGAAATTTGTATCATTGTAAACAGTTACAGTCCACGCATCTATTGTTCTATCTCCAGCAATCTTTATATCTCTACCTCTGAACTTTACGTCTATTGACCCAACGGTCATAGCTGGTAAAGCTGTAGATTTACATAAGAAAGCCATATCTTCTATTTCGCCACCAACACTTGCATAGCCAGGAAAAGGTAAAGTTACCTTAAACTGATTGGCTCTAGCGCCACCGCCTGCAAGTTTAGCTTTGAAGTCATTAATGTTTGCCATTTTTTATTTCTCCTCTACTAACCTGCTACTTCGTCAAACGAAACGCCGGTTCTTGTTGCGACAAAAGATAATGTGATAAAGTTGATACTTCTAGCTGGTTTAATAAATATCTCAGCTATAAATTCATTTCTATCAATTACTTCGCCTGTGTTGTTAGTTTCATCACATACTACTTGGAAGTCTGTGATACCTCTTCTGCCTTGTACTTCTCTTAGGAAAGGCTCAACGATATTTCTAAAGTTCGCTCTTGTGAATTCATCATTGAACTCAAACAATTGAAATTTAGAAGCAGTTGAAATTGCCTTCTCTAATACAATAAACAATCTTCTTACGTTTATTCTATCAAAAGCACTTGGAGTTGTTAGACCTGTCTTATCGCCAAACAAGATTGTACCTTGACCTGGGAACGTAGCAACTGGGTTGATACGTGCTGGGTAAAGTTGATCTCTTTGAGCTTTAGTAGGATTGAACGCTAATTTAACAGCGCCTCTAACAATACCTCTGTTGAAACCAGCTGGTGAAAACCAACTATCTGCAACAGTATCTGTTCTCGCAGAAAGACCTGCCATATCACCGTTCAATGGAACAAATCTGTATATGTCAGCATATCTGTCATATTGGTATTTGTATCCACTATCAAAAACAACATATGAAGACGATCTGATTGCATTGAAGAATCCGATTACGTTTGACATTTGTGTGTTTGAGTTAGTGATATTAACTACATCTGATCTTTGTGGTGAAGCAAATACAACAGCGTCTTTTCTAGTCTCTGCAATAGTGATTAGATTATCAACGTGTGTTGAACTTGAAGAAGGTCCAGCCATAATTAAACCAACATCAACTGTTTCAGCATCTTGGAATTTCTCGTATGCTGTTTTTAGTTGACCATCAGTTACTGCTGATCCTACTGCTCCGCCTGTTAAAGATTCAAGTGTAGGGACATTTACTGCTGTGAAAGTTATTCCAGTAGCAGCTGATCCCCAATTAGTACCTGCA